TTAATCATAGGATAAACGTAGTCAGTAGTTAAAGGTAAATTCCAAGTAGCCGACTGATTAGCTTTAGTATAAGCGTGATCTAGAGAGCTTAGGTCTAAGTCTGTTAATTCATTATTTTGTAAGTCAGCTATAAAATTACCTACTCTACCTATTATAATACAGTTGTATATAATCTCACCGTCTATGTTTTTAATTGACTTAATTTGTAAGTAGCCATCTATTTGGACCTCACCATTAACTAAATAAGTTACATTAGTCTTTAAGTTAGGGTTAAAAGTTTGTAGGTCAGTATTTAAATCAAATATGTGTTCAAATATTTTATTAATCTTTTTACTAGCTGGTAATTCTATAGTCTTAGAATAGTCCGCTTTCCTAGTGTCTGGCTTTGCTATGTCAGCAATATTAAAAGTTAAGTTAGGATTTAAAGACCCTATTAACTCTACACTCTCACCGTTTATATATAGTTCTTCTTTTAACATTATCCGCTACAGCTTTCACAGTTTTCGTCTTCTATATTACAAGTCCTTTCTGGTACTGGTAATTTTTCCATTTTCTTAATTAACTCCTCTAGGTTTGTTTGTTTATTATCCATTTTAAAATCTTTGTCTATAATTATCCATACTAAGCTCTAAGTCTATACTTAAATTAAATATGTTATCTGTACTACTTACTTTCTCTTCCCAGTTGCCCTCTATGTTTTTAATTGGAATTCGTCTTACTTCAGTAGTTCCTGTAGGGGTTGTATACTCATCTAATAAATAAACCTCTGGACTTTCTATAAGTTCTAGTAGCCAGTTAAAGGTTGCGACATCTACCCAGTCTGAATTTAATTTCATTTTACTAGTTGACTTAGTATAGTACTGTATTTTTTCTCTATTGCTAATAGAATAATCTATAGCACCTGTCAAAGTATTTAAGTCACTAGGATTAGCTTTTAAGAATTTCCTATCTATTTGTTCACTATGTCTAGATACCTTAGTAAAGTTATAATAATCAAAGCCTCCTAGACTATTTAAAAATTCTAGTCTTCTAGTTTCATATCTACAGTCAGTATCTATTTTAAAACTAAATAACTCAGTCATTGTATTATTAGGGGTAGTATTAGTGTGATTTAATCTAAGCCCATAATTTACAATAGTACTATCTATTATAGGTTGTGATCCAGAGCCAGGAAAAAAACTAGGGTCAATAGCATTTATAGAAGCTGGAGCTATAGGTATTGCTATTATCTTAATGTCTGGAATTATAGTAGCAATGTCAAAAACAAATTTACTAATAGTCCCAGTATTGTCTTCAGTCCAATATTGAATATATTGAATGTCAGTACTATGTAAAGCATATATAAAACCCTGGTCTGTTAATCTTACTTTTTGGCTTCTACTATCAAAACTAGTTATATCTAAAGTAACACTATCATAAGTAGCTGGATAATTTGGTGAGTTAGTTAAGAATTTTTTGGTACTAGCTACAGGACCTACTAATGTAAATTTAGTAGGCATATATTTTAAATAGTAGTCTGTAGTTTGCCAGTCATAAAAATTAACTAGGTCTCTTCTATAGTTTGGTAGGCTAGCATTTATACTAATTAAACTAGTTTCACTTACACTAGAAGTGTCTGGCATAGTTACTGTTTGATTCATATCAATAGTATAAGTACCCCCATTATAATGCTGCCACCCATACCTTATAATAATACCTATATCTGAAAGAGTAGTTAAAAAAGCAGAGTTAATATTAGTACCGTTTAAATCTATTAGATTACTACTTACATAACTTTCAACTATACCAGAAATATCAAACCTACCAAAACCTCCGTCTGCAATAGGTGGCACTTTTAACCTACCTATTAAATTAGCAGCTGCTACACTACCGTTGTAAACATCTAATAAATAAGAAAACCCTTCATAACCTCTAGTAGTCGCTGAGGTTTCTTTTACAACTATTTCTATAGGATTATATACTGTTCTATAGTCCTGTGGATAATGTTTTACTTCTAAACTCATTTTTCTAATATTTCTTTTAATCCTTTTGCTACTCTTTCACCAGACACTACCCTTATGTCTGTTTTAAATCTGTCGAATGTCTCACCGTAAAAAGTCTCTTTCATACAATTGTCGAAAAAGTATCTAGGTCTAATTCCTTTATGAGCTATTGACGTTCTAACAGCATATTCATTTAAGTCTTTACTTTTAGCCCATTGTTTGATATGATTAACACTAGGACCTTTTTTAAATTGATAAGGACTGTCTGGAGCTTTTATTTCCCAGTATTCGTTTTTAGTTTTTTTCTTTCCTCCTATACCTTTGACACCTTTATTAAGATAGTCGTAGTAGTCAGCCATAAATAAAGTAGCTACCATTCTAAAGCCAAACATTTTAATAGGCATTTTAATTGACTCTAATAGACCTCCTTTATAAGTTAGCTTTTCTTTTTTTACTGACTGCTTTAAACAGAAAACCATATCCGCAGCAATATTATTAAACACCTCAGATAGTGTACTAGGGTTATCTATTTTAACCTCTTCTAGTTGGTTAACATCAAATCCGAATATATCTAACTGTTCACTCATTATCTACGTTTCATTTTTTGCATTTGATCTTTATGTATTTGCATATGTACTTTTTGTTTATCACTATAGTAAGCTACTATATTTAACGCTTTTATTACATTCCATTCCAAAACTATATCCCATTTGTCTATCCTACTATTAGTTAAATTGTCTAGTGTTTGCCACCATCCCCACCTTTTATTGAAGTTATCTCTGTCTCCGCTTCTCTCTTCAGTCTCTCCGCTTCCTCCATCAAACAGGTTTTTATAATTTCCGTTAAGGTCTCCGAGTGAGTGTAAAAAAAAACCCCTATAGGATAGGCTATAGTCATAGGCATATTGTCAAAAAAGTTTTGTTGTGTTTCCCTTATCAACTCAGCATCCATCTTAATATTATGCCACATAAAAAAACGTTTCTTAATAGGTCTACAAATAGTAGTTAGTATTCTATGTAGGTTATTAAATATAGCCTCCTGGTCATCTTTAGCACTTTGTAATATTTCCATAATATTTATATACTCTGCAAATATTAAATTTTGTGCTTTAAGTTCAAATTTATACCATTTGTCACCTATCTTAAATTTATTGTTTTTTAGTTCTCTAGGTAATTCAGTCTCTAAGAATGACATTTTTTCTTTAATACTTTGGTACTGCTCTAGACTAATATTTTTAATTACTTCTTTTTTTTGTCCAGTTAACACTGCTAGTATGTTTATGACTCTGTTTATTGGAGTTAACTCTGAGTTTAACACTGGTCTTAGGTTTATGTATTTACCTATTGTAACATCTTCCCACTTTGTTGGTATTGTGATTCTCATATTTCTATATATAACAAATTTTTTAATTATAACAAAAACACTAAAAATAAATTTTAATTAGATACTAAACAACTAAACACTAACTAAATAAAACAACTCAACATCTATTTAAACACTATTTAGATAAGTTCTAAGACACTTAAATAGTTTTTTAGTATATTCATATAGGTTAGTCTTTTTTAGTTGCTTAAATCTCTTTATTTTAATTATGCTGGTTTTTATTCTTATTTTATCTTTTCTTTTATTGTCTTTTCTTATCTTATCTTATCTTATATAACCCCATTTGCTTAGCATTTGCTGACCATTTGCTTAGCATTTGCTATTTTTTCCTCTGTTAAAAAAAAAGAGGAAGTAACGCTCTTTTGCCGACTACTTCCTCTATACACAAATTATGAAATACTTATCAATAAAATCTAGTGTAAATATAATGAATTTTATCGTATTGAATACCAACCTCGATTATTTTCTTTTAAATGTATTAAAGCAACGTATCTCAAAGCATCTAGTAAGTGATCTGCTCCTATTGGCTTTTGCAGACTATTACCGTTTTTATCAGTAGCCCATTTGTAAGTCCTAAACTCTTTTCTTAGGTTACTACTACTAACTACATTTATTTTAAATCGTTTTAAGATGTCTATTCCGTTAAGTATACTATCCCTTCCTTTTGTAGCTGGCTTAGCGTTTAATCCTAGTCTGTATAACTCCTCAATACTCTTAGGCTCGGCACTATCACAAATAACCTCGTCCCTACCTACAATAGGTCTTAGTCTTTCTGCTAGGTCCTGGTTAGTTAGACCTCTTTCATAGATAATCTCTTTTAAATATAGTTCGTCGTCTTTTCTGTAAACTTTCAAAGCAGCTGAAGGGTCTAAACTATAGCCAAAATCTAAACCTACCGCTACTAACTTACAGTCCGGCATACTATCCACATACTTGACATTTTCGTATATTAAACCACTAATATTACCATACTCTCCTAGTCCGTATATCTTCCAAAACTCCTTATCCGTTTGCTGTAGGTATTCTATTTCTTTAATTAGTGACTTAGGTAGGAATGAATTATTTTTATAGTTAGATACTATTACCTCAACGTCTCCCACTTCATTAGAACGCTTTATTTCTAATTCCTGGTTAATCCAAATCTGCTCATCGTCTGGGTTAAAGTCTAAAAAGATTTTATTTTCGGTTCTCATTAGTAACTGGAAAAACTCCTGTTTGTATTCTAATTCGTTAGCTTCATTACAGTATAATATATTTCTTTTAGCTCCTCTTAGCTTTTGCTCATCATCTGCTCCTATAAACTCTACTAATCTTTTACCGTATCTGTATTGTTTTTTAGTTTTGTTGTGATCTATACTACTATACCAGCCTTCAGCTTTTAGAATGTCCTCAAAGTCTCTTATGACAGTACCATCTAAATTAGTTCTATACTTTCTTACAGTGGTCCAAACTCCCTCAGTAATATAATTACCATTACCATAGTTTCCACTAATTAACCATAAAGCACAAAGCTGGTTAAGACTCCAGGTCTTACTGCTCCTAGTACCTCCTCTATTTATTACTATCTTAGCCTTAGAATCGTAGTTACGTTCGAATATTTCAGTCGCTTCCACGCTTTATGTTGATATTGATATTATGGACAGTCTGTTCTATTTCCTGTTTGTCTGGAGCGTTTAATCCAAACATTTTAGCTATTGAATCATAAGCTCCTCTATAGTCACTTCCTTTGACCATTTCCTTAAGTAAATAGAATTTAGCTTTCTGGTCCTTAGTTAAGTTTTCTTTTGCTGCTAGGTCCATTAGATACTCCCAAGATTTAATCATTTTAAAATAGCCCTCAGCTACTTCCTTTCTAGTTATTTGGAAAGACTCAGCTTCTTTTTTTTGTAACTCTTTGACTGTTAGTATTATGTTAGTATCTGCTAAGAGCTTACTAGAGTTTACTTTAATAGTGTCTAGACTAGTAGTTTCGCTAACATCATAAGCCCGTCTATAAGCCTCTGAAGCGTTGCCAGTGTTGACATACTCCTCAGCGAATTTTCTTTGTTTAGGTGTTAGCTTTTTAGTCATTCTTTTGTCTTAGTGATACCTTTAATAATATTAGATAGCCTATTAAGTCAGTAACAGTGTCCTCTGTATTGTCATTAATTCCTTTGTTTTTAATCCTAGATAGTTTGTCATCTATTCTAGCACTTATAGCCTCTATAGAATCTAGCTTACTAAATATGCTTATAGGATTATTAGCAGTGTCTCCATAATCTGCATTTTTTTGTAATAGTAGTTCTATCACTTCCTCACCTATTTTTTTTATTAAGTATTGAGTCTTCATTATTTTAAAGTATTTTCAATGACCTGTTTTATAAAATAGTCTGGTAGTCTCTTCCACTTCTCTTTAGCTGCCATAAATCTGACAAAGTAGTTTACTGGCTTACTACCAAATAAAGCCTTTTGCTCTTTAATTTCTTTAGGTGTTAGTTTCATTTAAAATCTGCTAAGTCTTTAATTTCTACTTTAAACATCTTATAATCATTTTCTTTATAGTAAGATACTAAAGCTCTTTTAGTTCCTAACGATTTTATATAAACTCTTTTTCCGTTATATGTTAATCTCCTTTTCATTATTTCATTAATAAATGTCTTCGTCTTCTCGTCTATCATTTTCGTAAATATAAGCTAATTCTAAAACATTATAATCAATTCCAAATTCATAAGTCGCTGACGCTACCCCGTTTATGTCAAAACACTGATAAACTTCTCCGTCTATTTCACTATAATAGTAGAGTCCGTCTTCGTCAATAAAGTAGCCATAGCTAACTTTTCTTTTTTGGTGTTCTTTTTTTTCTGACATTCCTTTTCTTTTTTACAGCTTCAGCTTCTTTAGTTGTTAGCCAGTTTAATAGTAGGCTCATTTGGTTTTTTACGCAACTATTACAGGCCCAGCTAATCCTAACATCTGGATAGTTTTCTTTTAGTATAGGATCAAAATTGTTTCTAAGAAAAGAGATGTCTACTTTACTAGGAAACGCTTTTACTTTATCATATTCTTTAATTACTTGTTCTATTGTCATAATAATCGTCTTTCTATTATACGCAAAATTAACGGAGTTGTCAATATTAAAGGGTCTAAAGTTATAAAAAAAGTTATTAAACTAATCCAAAAGCTAAGGCAAAAGCTACAATTGAAGGGTTTGTAGTCTAGTTTATTTATCATAGGTCTAGCATAATCTGTCCAGGTTGTAGCTAGTGATATTATTATTAAGGTGTTAAGTATAGAATTCATTTATGGACCAGTTTTGTTTAATTTTATTTGCTAATTCTTTAAATTTATATTGTATAGTATTTTGGTGTATGTTAGTCTTTTTAGCTAGACACTGCTTATTCCCTGAGCAAAGCAATAAATGTTCTAGCATAATCTTATCTAAGCCCTCTAAGGAGTTAATAAGGTCTTTTAGTACGTCATCTTTAAAACAGGTATTAGTGTAAGTCTCTATGTCTTCTAAGCTGCTAAAGTGACTAGGTATATAGTATTTAGTTTTGTATCTACCTCGCTCACTTATTATTTGAAATATGCAAAGTTTATAGACGTATTTTTTAATCGAGTTTTCGCTGTCTAATTGTATAATAAATTCTTGACCTTTATTTAGTAGTAGTATAAAGATGTCCTGTTTAAAGTCTTCTAATTGGACTACTTTGTATTCTCTACCTATATATAAAATAAAGTTCTCTATTTTCTTAATTAGTTTGCGGTCCATTAATACTCTTTAGTTACATTATACATTTCAGACTTTAGAAAGCTTATGTTTGTCCTCATAGCGTCTACTACCCTATAACCAGACTCTAGGAGTCTTCTCAGTTGATACATTTCAGGGACTTCTACTTTAGCCTCGTTAGTGGCTCTAGCTACAGAAAACCCTTCAGCTACTTTAGTATGTATTACTTTCTCATAGTCTTCGTGTGCCTTAGTTCTCATAGTTTCTATGTGATATAGTCTACTAGTTAATTCTTTTAGTTGTTGGTTTAATTTATTACCGTCAAATATATTAGTATTGTTATACTCTTCTATTAGTTCAGCTATTCGTTCTAGTGTCGATTTCATTTTGTAAGTCTTGTATTGTTTTAAGTAAATTCATAAAGTCCTCAAATTCTAAACAGGCATAATCTTTCTCAAAGTTCTTAGTAAACACTACTACTGGAGTTTTACCTAGTGGCTTATCTGCTCTAGCCTGAGCTAGTGCTTTCCAAATATTTAGCTTTTCCTGGTTTTTACATTCCCAGTGATAGTCGTATAATACAGAGTCTGGATTAATGTCTATAATGTCTCCTTTTATACTCATTCCCCCACTCATTGGAGTACGTCTAACATTAGTATTGAATTTATTATTTAATTGCTTTGCTACGTCTCTCTCGAATCGTTTTCCTTTTTGGTTAGCATTCATTTTTGGAAGTGTTTTCTTATTACTGCTCCTAAGTCCGCATTATTTGGGTAGATAGTACATAAGTAGTTTATACTGTTTTCTATAGGACTGTCTGGGTTTTTATATACAGAGTCTTTAGTTTGCCTATATTCGTTTAAAGTTCTTTTTTTCATAATTTTTTCCGTTGTTTTCTGTCTTCAGAAATTTGTTTAAATAGCAATACAAAACAGCATCCAGCTAAAAAACAAAGTATGTGAGAAACTAAAATTAATAAAAATATATTATTCATTGTCTTTTAAGTTTGGTGAATCTAATTCTGCTTTCTTTAGATCATATTTATATTTATCAAAGCTAGTTTTTAATATAGCATTTTCTTTATAAGATACAGCGTTCTCGTATTTTAATTTAGCTATTTGTTTTCTTTGCTTTCTTATTTCGTCTTGAAGTTCGTGTATTAGTTCTAGTATATCTACTAAAGTCTCTAAGCCATCCCTTTTTACTTTGTCTTTTTTCTTTTCTAGTTGGTGACTAGCTTTAATAATTAATATATCTAGTTTATTTTTTCTTAATAATGCATTTAATTCGTCCATAATTTTGTGTTATTTATTTGTGTTTTTTAAAATGTTATGTCCTCCAATAGTAAATCCTAGACCTCCGTTATAATCAAAACAAAGCGGCTCGTCTAGTGTTGGTGTGCCTCCAGTCTCTTTGTCTTTGATTTTTTCTACTCTTAGCTGGGTCATCATCCATAACTGAGGACTATTAATAAATCTATGTATAGATATAAATTGGTCGCATCTATTAGCAAATACTTGCCCACCTTCTACGTCAGATTTTCTAGGAGGTTGTATATAAGAAGCGAATTCGTGACCAGGAGGATATACTCTCCTAGCTGACTCCGTACTAGGGTGACTCATTAAATATATAGCTTTTCCCGTAGTATTACAAAACTCTCTTATGTCATTACAGATTAAATAGTTACGCTCATATTGATTAACTCGCCTATCGTGATTTAATCCAGTAAAAGGATCAATTACCCCAGCATCACACTTAGACTCCTTAAATATCTTTAATAGTTCCTTATGATTATACATTTTTTTATTAGATACAAAAGTAAACCAGCTATCTATTTTGTTATTATATTTCTCTATTTCTGCTTTTGTTAGTTCGTTTAGTTTGCTTTGTGAGTACATCTGTATTAAGTCTCTAGTCAATTGACCAGCTGAATTTTCACCTGACCAAATACACCATTTAATATTATGCTTAACACTCAAAGCTAAAAAATACCATAGACAAAAATTAGTTTTCCCTACATTATCTAAGCCTACTATGATAGAGAAGCTACCTCTTTTATATAATACCCAGTTATCTAATTCGTTTCCTATACCTAGTCCTCTTTTTATTTTACCCTCTTTAAAAGCGAATAAATATTTTAGTTGCTCTTCCTTTTCAAGTATCATTCTTTTGAGCTTTTATAAAGTTATTGATACTACTAGTAGATAGATAAGGGTCATTAGTTTTTACTTTAGTCTTTTTAGACTTCTTAGCAGCTTCGACTCTTTTAACATACTGTTCTTTTCGTTCGTTATATTGTTTATCTAAAAATTTTATTTTAATTTGGTTACCTTTTTTTTGTATTAGCTCCTCTTCTAGTAGAGTATCTAGTGACTCTTGCCCTATTCGTCTACATAGTTTTATGTATGTCATTTTACAATCTTTATTCCAGTAGTGACATACGGCATCTATAAAAGCTCCTTTGTCTTCTTTAGATAAATAATTAATCTCTCCCCCTATCCACTGACTAGGAAAAAATTTAAAGTAAGGTAGTTCTTCGCTCATTTATTTGTGTTTGTTGTGTTGGTTTTAATAAGTAAAAATATTTATTTATTTTGTTGTTTTTATTAAAGTCTGTTTGATAACTTACTTTTTTAGTTATGATCTCAGACTCTAAAAGGTTTGTTCTTTGCTCTTCTAAGTTATAAAAAAAATAGCCTTTTTCGTCTTTAACACAATAGTAAGGTGTTTTAGAATAGTACTCAGCTGCCATAATTAAGGATAAAAATTTATCTATTTGAATATATTTATTTTCATAAAATTTATTTCTAAACTTAAATTCTATTATTAATTTATCACTTTGACAATCCCACATACTAAAATTACTAGCTGTCTTAACTAAATTCAAATTGTATTTATTATTAAAATATTCTATTGATAATAATACTTTTTGCTCTTCAGTTAAATTAGATTTCATAGTAAGCAGTGTTTTTTTCTTTGTAATTATTATAGGCTTCTATTTCATTAGCGTTTAAATCTTCAAAATTATAGCTTAATTCTAAAGCTCCGTAAGACATCTCATCTTCATAATAAGCAGTATTTTTATTATTTAAATGGACC